CAAAAGCTTTCGTGGACGCCCTACGAATGCTTGACAGTTGGAAGTACGACGATGTCGATCTGGGCCATCCATGGGAATGGGGGCCGGATTGTATACTTGTCGTTGACTCGCTCACTTTCCTCTCCGATGCTGCATTCGCTTGGGCTGAGCCTCTCACCCCCAAGTCTGAACGAGGGTCGTTTGACAAACGAGCTACTTACGGGATCGCCCAAGACGCAATCGAAAAAGTCCTCGACCTCCTTACAGGAGTTAAGTACGAAACCAACGTCCTTGTCATCGCCCATGTTAAGTACATCGATAACCCAGACGGCACAAGGAAGGGCTATCCGACAAGCATTGGACAGGCCCTCAGCCCAATCATCCCAATGTACTTCAACACCGTCCTCTGCTGCGAAGTCGACAACCAAGGCCGGAGAACCATCCGCACCGTCACGTCGCCGATGATTACGCTAAAGAACCCAAAGCCCTTCGAGATGCAACCGAGGTATGACCTCTCAACAGGGCTTGCCGATATCTTCAAAATACTAAGAGAGGAGACACCACACAGACCAGCAAAACAACAGCAACTTCCACTTCGTCAACATAGAGCATAGTAGGAGACTGCCTTATGGCAAAGCAAGCACAAACCAAACCAGCAAAAATGGAAGACATCCTTGAGCGTCAAATCACGGACTTCGAACCGCCGAAGCCGCTCCCGCCGGGCGAATATACATTCGTTATCGAGGGCCAGCCAAGGCACGACAAGTCATCCCAAAGACAAACCCCTTTCTACGAGTACCGCTGCCGACCGTTGGCTGCAATGGAGTCAGTTGATGCGGAAGCTCTCGCAGATGCGGGGGGATTAGAGAACAAGTCCCTCAGGCTGACTTTCTACATCACTAATGAAGCTGGCTACCGGCTCACGGACTTCCTTCAAAACACCCTTAACTTGGACGTCGATGGGATGAACGTGAACCAAGCAGTTGGTGAGGCCGTCGGCTGTCAGTTCCTTGGTACAGTTGCCCATGTGCCATCAAGGACTGATCCATCACGGGTCTTTGCAAACATCACTGACTACGCACCAATCGCGTAGCAACTACTGGCTTGCTAGGGCGCCAAGAGTGGGAACTGGAGAGCCCCCACTCAAAAGGTCCGGCTCGACCACCTAGCACCTACGGAGAGCACATGAATATCCTAATCTTAGGCGAAGCCTGGGGCGAGGACGAGCTTCGAGCAGGTGTGCCATTTATAGGCTGGGCAGGGCAAGAGCTATGGAGAATGTGTAGTGAAGCAGGCTTTGCCAGAGGCGAGTGCTTTGCAACTAATGTTTTCAACCTCCACCCACCGGGAAACAAGATTGGAGCATTCTGTGGACCTAAATCTAAAGGCATCGCCGATTACCCACCGCTCAATCCATTCGGCCAAACCCAAGGAGGGGGATATGTTAGAGAAGAATACACAAGCGAACTTGACAGACTCGGAGAGGAGATTCTGCAATGCAATCCTAACATTATTATCGCATTGGGGAATACTGCTATGTGGGCACTGCTGGGACGAACTGCAATCAGCAAATTTCGAGGAACAACTCAACTTTCTACACTCACTGCCAGTGGGTACAAGGTGCTGCCGACATTTCACCCATCCTACATCATTCGGGGAAACTGGTCTGATCGACCAATAGTCATAATGGACCTCGACAAAGCTCGGCGCGAGTCGGAGTTCCCTGAAATCCGCAGACCTGCGCGCGAGATATGGATTGAGCCCAAACTAGAGGACCTACATGCCTTCCGTGACAAGATCACCGGGACAGTTGCTGTCGACATTGAGACTTTTGGATCGCAGATTAAATGCATTGGTTTCGGCGCGTCCGAATCGCTTGCTTTGGTTATACCTTTCTATGACGCAAGAGGAAAAAGACGAAGCTACTGGCCTACTCCTGAGGCTGAACGAGAGGCTTGGGACTTTGTGGGAGATATACTCGGAGATCCAAAGATCCGCAAAGTATTTCAGAATGGACTCTTCGATATTGCGTTCATCTGGCGAGCCACGGGACTCAGAGTGATGGGGGCTGAGCATGATACTATGCTGCTGCATCATGCCCTTTTCCCGGAGAGTTTGAAGAGCCTAGGGTTCTTGGGGAGTCTGTATACAGATGAGGGGAGTTGGAAGCAAATGAGAGAGACGACGACTATTAAGAGGGATGAATAAATGAAAATCATCAACACCTCCACCACCCTCCCAACCTCTCTCACCCCCCAACACCGTGAGTGGGTGTACAATGGAATGGATTGCTGTATCACAACCGAAGTCCTCGACGTCCTTCTCCCCCAACTCGACAACGCTACCGCTGCTACTTATGCCTTCTCACGGGCCCTTCAGGGACCCGTTTTAGACATGCGGTGTCGTGGGGTCCTTATTGATCAAGCACGAAAGGACGAAGTCATAGAAGAATACTACGGTAAGTTGGACATCCTTCAGGAAAATGTGGAGGAGATCTGTGGGCAAGCATGGGGAATGCCCGACTTCAATTGGCACCCAAACAGCAAAGATCTTCCAGAACTGTTCTATAACCGGATGCTAATACCGCCAATTAAAAAACGGGGACGGCCGACATGCGATCGCGCTGCGCTTGAAAAGATCGGGGGTTACTTTATTGCAAAGCCGATCGTCGCTCACATCATCTTGGCCCGGGATCTATTCAAGAAGATCTCGGTCCTGAAAACGGAGATAGACCATGATGGACGAATGCGTACCTCCTACAATATCGCTGGAACAGACACAGGACGACTTAGCTCGAGTTTTAGCGAATTTGGGACCGGAACTAACCTCCAAAATATTGAGGAGGGCTTGCGATCGGTATTCATTGCAGATCCCGGTTATAAGCTCGCCTACTTTGACGCCGAGCAAGGAGAATCAAGGTGCGTTGGGGCAATCGAGTGGAATCTCTTCGGCGACGGCCGGTACCTCGACGCCTGCGAAACCGGAGATTTGCATACTACTGTCGCTAAACTCGTCTGGCCACGCGACCTTCCTTGGACAGGAGATCCCAGGAAAGATAGAAAGCTGGCCGAGCAAGCGTATTATAGACATTATGATCGACGGTTCATGTGCAAGAAGATTGGTCATGGCTCTAACTATGGTGGCAAACCCCGAACGCTTGCCGCTCAAGCTAAGGTTGATATCCAACTAATCGAAGAGTTCCAGCCAAAGTACTTCCGGCTGTTTCCCGCCCACCTGCGATGGCATGAGCGGGTGCGAAAGCAACTACTCGAAAACGGCTACCTTGTAAGCTTGACCGGCCGCAAGCGTTGGTTTTTTGGAAAGAGGAATGACGATGCAACACTACGACAAGCAATCGCTTACGATCCCCAGGGTTCACTTGCTGATATTCTTAACAATGGAATGCTTGCTGTTTGGCGCGCCAACTCCTGTCAGGTCCTTATGCAAATTCACGACGCCATTCTCGTTCAGTATCCAGAGCGCGAGGAAGATACAATCGTGGGGCTGGTTCGAAAGCAACTTGAATTTCCTATATGTCTTGCCAACAACCGCATGTTCACAATCCCATATGGGGTAAAGACTGGTTGGAATTGGGGAAGTTACGATGAAAATACGAACCCTGATGGGCTCAAGAGCTATAGGCCCGGCGACAAACGGCAGCGCACTGCGCCGGTGCCCTTCATGGATCGAGTCATTCGTAGAGTATACAGGTAAATTCCTCGAAACTGATGTGCGCCATCGGACTTGGACGGCCATCTCGGCCATGGGCGCAGTCTTGGAGAGGAAGGTTTGGGCAGACCTAGACAAGCCCATGTATCCAAATCTCTACATTTTCCTAGTCGGCCGCGCAGCTGCTGGGAAAACCAGAGCTATCGACGCAATGATGGAGATACTTCGTCATGTCCCCGAGTTCTATTTCTCCCCTACTTCAGTCACCCGAGCATCGCTCGTTGATTGTCTTTTGGACGCGAAGCGAACCGACCCTGATTGGACCGCTGGCACTATGTCCGAATATCATACGCTATATGTGGCAGTGGACGAACTTTCAGCTTTTATGGAAACCTGGAAAGAAGATCTCGTCGCCGGACTTATTAAATTCTACGACGGAAATCATTATTCGGAAAGTCGAAGGACAGGAAACCTACACATTGAGATCGATAAGCCCAATCTTAACGTGATCTGTGGGACGACGCCAGCGAATCTAATGAAGCTGGTGCCGGATGGGGCATGGGATCAAGGGTTTACATCGAGAGTAATTTTAGTATGGGCAGATGATCCCAAGGAGCGGGACATACTAACGAAGGGGGATATTGCAGGACCGGAGACGGACCTTGCCCATGACATTTGTGTTATACATAAAGAGGCGAAGGGCTCCATCGCTCACACAGAAGAGTTCCATCAAGCGTTCATGAAGTGGAGGGAGCTGAAGGACACTGATGGCCCAACGCACCCGAGGCTAGCGGACTACCGTGCCCGCCGCAGGTCGCATCTAATCAAACTATCGATGATTGCCTGCATAGATCGGGGTGCCGTAGTGATGGGCATTGAGGATTTTAATCGAGCCAAGGGCTGGCTAATGGACAATGAACTTAATATGCATACCATCTTCGCAGCAGGTTCCACATCCATTGATGATAAGGCATTTGATGAGATCGAAGAGTTTGTTAAGAACTATGGTAAGCCGGTGCCGCACCACAAGATCCTGCGGCAGGTATCCCGATTCATCCCAGCGCATTCGCAGGAGCGGGTCATTCAGCTAATGGTTGCGCAGCGCCGGATCAGAATCGCAGGAAAGGACGAGAAGATCAATCAGATGGTATATCTACCACAGGATAAGTAACTTCTACCTCGTCATCCGTCATAATATCAAGCTCTTCCATTAACCCAGGCGAAATATCAGCCACACGAGAAGTATCCACATGAGGACCCCAATCAGCTGGATGAGCAAAAGCTTGCTTACCAGTCCTAGGTGAGCGAACCAGTGCCATTTCCATACCAGCCAATCGGTCCTTTGAGAACTGGTCATAGTCCCAACGCATTGCAATGTAGTAGACGGAGGGGTCAAGACGTCGTGCCAGTCCCGTAGTCCCTGATGGTTGATAGTTCAGAAAAACTTCTGGCTTGTCTTCGATCTCATATAGAAAGGCAAGGCCTTCACTTGGACTAACACCCATATCCTCAGGCCCACCAAACCAGCTCACTTTGCCCTTGGCGCGAAGGGTCGAGATATCGTACTCGCCCGGGTTGCCTGCGCAGTCGGCGATGGCTTGGCAGATTTCCTCAAAGTTAGTCTGATATTGCTCGACGTCGGTAGTCGCATCGACGAAGCAAACTTCAATTAAGATCGCAGGTTCGTCGGTGCCGTTGAGGAAGTAGAGATCCGAGCGATGCTTGGCACCACGATTGATGAAGCCACCCGCTTCGCAGATCGCCATGGCGACTTTCGTTGCCACCT